GAATACAACCAGAACGTACCTAAAATTAATAAGTTAGCTCAAGATAAATTTAAAATACAAAATGAATTAAAAGCATCTGGACTAACACCTGACTCACCTTCTTATTTAAAGGTAGTTGACGAACTAGATGCAATTGACGAACAACTAATTAAACTTTCGCCTTCTTTGAAAGTTATGGATCAATTTGATGGCTATACTCTGAGCAAAACAGATTTAGAGCAAGCTACGGGCAAGCCGTTTACAGAATCTCTTGACAAAACTGTAGACGAAATATTTTATGATTTTGAGTATGTAGGAGGTGGTGATTCTGGTGCAATTACACAAACGTACGGACCAGGAACTCCTGGCGAAAGAGCTTTAAAATACTTTAACGAAATGATGGACAACAGCGACAAAACTTTTGATCTTAATAACGGTCTTAGTATACTTAAAAAAGCTACCAAGATTGATTCAAGTAAATTTAAAGGTTATTCAATAGATCCTTACGCAAAAGGAACTGGGACTGATGTTACAAAATTGCCAATAAGATTTAATTTTTTAAAAGCAGTTTCAGAGGGCAAGGATGGCATGTACCTTGACTCAGGCATGAAAAGATTAATATCTGAAGGTGGACATAAGCTCCCGATATTAAGAGCCACTTACAACGGAGCTGAAAACGAAATAAACAAAATTATTAAAGAGCTTGGAGAAAATCCTAAAGATTATGTACTGACAAATAAAACACCTCAAGATGTTGTTGACAATAAAGGTAGAAATTTATGGAAAGATTTACCTGACCAATCAGATGAGTTTTTTAAGTTTGAAGGAACCTACGTTAAAATTGACGATAAAATAAGAGCTTTAGTTAAAGAAAAAGGAATTGATGCCTTTAAGGATGGTGGTCCTGTCAGTATAGAAAATATGTTAGCTGCTTTATGAATCTAGCTCACCTCTCTGATCAAGAGATTAAAGAAACTCTAGTTTTAAAAGAACGTCTAGAGTTGTTGAAGAAACAGAATGGTTGCCAAGAAACATTCTTAGAGTTTATCAATCACATGTGGCCTGAATTTATTTGTGGTCGTCATCATAAGATATTTGCAGAAAAACTGGAGGACGTTGCTAGTGGTAAGTGCAACAGGCTTATTATTAATATGCCACCTCGTCACACCAAGTCTGAGTTCTGTTCTACCTACTTTCCTGCTTGGATTATGGGCAAGCAACCTAAAAGAAAGATTATGCAAACAACGCATACGGGTGAGTTGGCTGTAAGGTTTGGTCGTAAAGTTCGTAACATGATGGATGCTGATGAATACAAGCAAATCTTCCCTAAAGTAGAATTAAGAGCCGACTCTAAATCTGCTGGTCGTTGGGAGACTGACAAAGGTGGTGAGTACTTTGCCGCAGGTGTGGGAGGAGCTATTACAGGTCGTGGTGCAGATCTATTGATTATTGATGATCCTCATTCAGAGCAAGACGCATTAAGCCCTACTGCTATGGAAGCGTGCTGGGAATGGTATACCTCCGGACCTAGACAGCGTTTGCAACCAGGTGGCGCTATCATACTTGTAATGACTCGTTGGAGTTCAATAGATCTAACTGCAAAGTTATTAGAGTCTCAAAAAGAATCATCTGCTGACCAATGGGAAATTGTAGAGTTTCCAGCAATCTTTCCTGAAACCGACAATCCTTTATGGCCTGAGTTCTGGTCTATGGAGGAACTAAAAAAAGTAAGAGCGTCTTTGCCAGTACAGAAATGGAATGCACAATGGATGCAAAATCCCACCTCCGAAGAAGGTTCAATTGTTAAAAGAGAATGGTGGAAAGCTTGGGAAAACGAAACCTTACCCCCAGTAAGTTACATCATACAAAGTTACGATACGGCTTTTAGTAAGAAAGAAAACGCAGACTATTCTGCTATATCAACGTGGGGTGTATTTAAACCCACACCAGACTCCCCTGATTGCGTCATTCTATTAGATGCTCAGAAAAACCGCTGGGATTTCCCAGAATTAAAAAGAGTAGCCTACGAAGAATATCAATACTGGGAACCTGATATGGTGTTAATTGAAGCCAAAGCTTCAGGAACCCCTCTAACTCATGAGCTTAGAAGATTGGGCATACCTGTAGTTAATTACTCTCCAACCAGAGGACATGACAAATCTACCAGGATGCATTCAGTTGCACCTATCTTTGAGTCTGGATTGGTGTACGCACCTCAAAAGAAATTTGCAGAAGAAATGATAGAAGAGTGTGCATCATTTCCTTTTGGAAAAAATGATGACCTATGTGATACTATGACTCAAGCTTTAATGAGATTTAGAGAGGGCGGTTTAGTTTCTCTTGATGATGATTACTCAGACAGAGAAAAAGCACCAGTAAAGAGAATATACTACTAGGATTATGGCAATAGAAAAAGATATAAATCCAACGGTTTTAAACGAAGCAAATCAAGTGCCGCTTGGTCAAGAGGACATGCAAGTTGCTATAGAGGCAATAAGAGAAAGAGGTACTGAAGGTTTTGAAATGCAAGAAGATGGGAGTGCTGTTTTAACCTCATCTATACCGGAAGAAATAGAAACAGGGTTTGATGAAAACTTAGCTGAAATTTTAGACGATCAACAGTTAAATGTTATTTCTAATGAATTAATGGCTGGTATTGAAAAGGATAAATCCTCTAGAGAAGATTGGGAAAAGACTTACAAAGATGGCCTAAAGTATCTTGGCATGAAATTTGATGCTGAAAGATCTGAGCCGTTTGAGGGGGCTTCAGGCGTTATACATCCTTTATTAGGAGAGGCAGTAACAACCTTTCAAGCTCAAGCTTATAAAGAATTATTACCATCAGGTGGTCCAGTTAAAACTCAAGTAATAGGATCTTATGACTCTTTAATAGAAGAGCAGGCACAAAGAGTTAAAGAATTTATGAATTATCAAATTACTCATGTAATGGAAGAGTTTGATGAGGAGTTAGACCAATTATTATTTTATTTACCTTTAGCGGGATCTGCATTTAAAAAAGTTTATTACGATGAAAGTTTAGGCAGAGCTGTTTCTAAATTTATTGCTCCCGAAGATTTAATTGTTCCTTACTATACAACCGATTTACAAACCTGCTCTAGAATAACTAACGTTATTAAAATTGCAGAGAACGAAGTTAGAAAACTACAAGCGATAGGTTTTTACAAAAAAATAGATTTAGAAAGCGGAAGTAACTCAGAGAATTATTCTGGCGTTAAAGAAGAGATAGATAAACTTTCCGGTATGGAGCCATCTTATGATGACGGAGAAGTTTCTGTTCTTTACGAAGTTCATTGTAATTTAGAACTAGAAGGCTTTGAAGATACGGATGAAGAGGGTGAGTTAACAGGAATTAAACTGCCTTATATTGTAACTTTAGATGCTAACTCAACTGATATATTGTCTGTTAGAAGAAACTACAAGGAAGATGATAAGCTTAAAAATAAAATAGAATACTTTGTGCATTTTAAATTTTTGCCTGGTTTAGGTTTTTATGGATTTGGTTTGACTCACATGATTGGCGGTTTATCAAAAGCATCAACTTCAATTATGAGACAGTTAATTGATGCTGGAACTTTAGCTAACTTACCTGCTGGTTTTAAAACCAGAGGAATTAGAATTAGAGATGAAGACACTCCAATACAACCAGGTGAGTTTAGAGACGTAGATGCTCCTGGTGGATCTTTAAGAGATGCCATACAACCGTTACCTTTTAAAGAACCTAGCGGAACTTTGCTTCAACTGTTAAACATATTAGTTACCTCTGGGCAGAAGTTTGCTTCTATTGCTGAAATAAATACGGGTCAAGGTAATCCAAATGCTCCTGTAGGTACAACGCTTGCACTATTAGAAAGATCTACAAAAGTATTATCAGCCATTCATAAACGGTTACATAATTCACAAAAGAAAGAATTTAAGATTTTGGCAAAAGTGTTTCAAGAATACTTACCGCAAGAATATCCATACTCTGTAGCAAATAATGAAACAACCATTAAGCTGTCTGATTTTGATGAAAAGGTAGATATTTTTCCAATATCAAATCCTGACATATTTAGTCAATCTCAAAGAATTGCTATGGCCCAAGAGATGATGCAGTTAGTACAATCTAATCCGGAAGTGCATGGGCCTAACGGCACCTATGAAGCTTACAAAAGAATGTATGCCGCAATAGGCGTGGACAATATAGAACAAATACTCACACCTCCACCCCCAACAGATCCACTTCCAATAGAAGCTGGGTTTGAAAATAATCAATTGCTATTAGGGCAACAAGCTCAAGCGTTCCCACAACAAAATCATGATGCACATATTGCAGTTCACATGGCTTTGTTAAATACACCTCCGGTACAAATGAACGCTCAAGTGCAAGCCTTGATACATTCTCATATCATGCAGCATTTACAAATGAAAGCTGACATTTTTGGTGAACAGCAAATGCCACCAGAAGTTATGCAACAATTTAAACAATTGCAACAACAGGCTCAACAAGCTTCTCCAGAAGAAGCACAAAATTTATCTTTACAGGCAGGAGATCTGTTAGCACAATTTTCATCTCCAATACTTGCTGAATTGCTGACTGAATACAATCAAAAAGTTGCATCACCTGAAGACGAAGATCCGTTGGTAGCAATTAGAAAACAAGAGCTTGCTTTAAAAGGTCAA